ATCACAATTATTCCGCCAGGCTGTAAACGCTGTCTAGGACCAGACGTGTACCATTCGTAAGCAGATTCCATGGCTTTTGGTGACATAGCATCTTGTTCAGAGTGAGGATCGTCAATGATTAGCAGATCCGCACCACGACCTGTTATTGCACCACCAACACCAGCATAGAAAGACTCACCCTCTTTGTTTGTGGTCCATCGACCGGCACTTTTATTATCTGCCTGGAGCTGTAGATCCGGAAAGATGTGTTGATATTCTTCACTATCTATTATGTTTCTAACTCTTCTACCGAAACGCACTGCGAGTTCTGCCGTGTGTGTTGTTTGTATTATTTTAAGGTTGCCCCTTCTGCCCATCATCCAGGCTGGGAAAAAGGTTGATGCAAACTCTGATTTAGAATGTCTAGGCGGTAAACACACAATTAATCTTTTTAGTTTACCTTCTGCTATGCGATTAAATTTTTCCGCAATAATCTTATGATGTCTGCCTTCAATAAAGTCTGGCCACATGTGATTTACAAAAGATATGAAATCGTTTTGGCAAGAGTCTTGCTTTTCTAATTGTTCGTATCTGTTCAGTAACGCTACTGCTTCCGCCTTATCAGTCTCAGACAGAATATCAAAGTCCTTATAGGAAACTTCGCTCATAGTCGAGTTAGGTGGTCAGGTAGTGACGTAAAACCACCCAACTCTAAGCGCACAACGCGCCTGTGGGTAGTATTACATATCGTTAAACTTCGTGCCATGGTTCATCTTTGAAAAGTAAACTTTCGGCTTCTCTTCGCCTTATCAATCCTTGTAGCGTCTTACCTCCAGCCTTATTCCATCTTTTCATTTCACTGGGTACTTTATCGTATTCTCCGTTATTTAAAACTTTAAGCATGGTTGAGCTACGAAGATTAGATCCTCCAAGATTGAAGGTCCAGGCTACTAAAGCGTCGAATTGATTTTGCGAAAGGGGCACCTCAACACATTTGTTTACCTCTTCTTCGAAATCTGCCACGTCTTCTAATAGCAATGCCTCTGCTCTTTCTTGTGAAATTTCCATGCCCATTTCGACACCGCGAGTAGATCCATAACCGATTGTGGGTACTCCCGCGCTACATAGGTAGCTTTCCAGCTTGCATCCCTCAAAACGCTTAATAAGCGCAATGCCTTCTTGTGATATTTCCATATTACTCTCCCCATTTTTTTGTTTTTGTGCCGCCGTGATAATCGACAGCAAGATTTTCTTTTTTGAGCAAATCAGCGACATTGCCTTTTTCACAAAAGACATCCGCTAATACTCTCCCATATTTATCTGTTCCATAAGACTTAATTGTAATATCGCCAACTAGCCATTCTTTAAGTTTTTGTTTTGCCAGTAAACCAAGTTCTTTTTCCTTTGCTCTCTCTGGGTATCTCTTAATATTGATCCTAGATTCCGGGGTATCAATGGAATTTATGCGTACGGCTTTGTTGTGTAATTGCACCGAGAAACCGAGATCTATAGTCTCTAACCTTATAGTGTCTCCATCTGTTATAGATTTTAATTTACACTTATAAACGAAAGCGTATGGCTGCTTACTCATTTTCTTCTCCCTGGTTTGTGGTCACAGTTCTGTAATAGACAACCACTTCTTTTAGTTCTTTGATGTATCTTTTTAGCTCTTGCATGTTGTAAGCCATCAATTCGTAATCTGGTACTGACATCGCAAAAAATACTACAGATCCCTCTTCTTTTTCAACTCTTTGTAAAAACTCGTCTAAGTTTTTGTCTGACACTACATACCAATACGGATCTTTAAGATCTACGGCCCTGGGCAATATCGGCTGTACGATATTTCGCTCTATCGGTTTGGTTACTATTTCTACCTTTTTACTTGGTATCAGGCTGCAACTGCAAGCCATCGTCAAGACTGTCAATCCCAGCAGTATCTTTTTCAATGCTATCAAATACATCTTTAGTTCCTTTGTTTGCCCTGGTTTCGATCAAACCAGGTTTTGCTTTAGCTAATTTAGTTAAATTGTGACGCTTGAATATGTCCAGGTATCTGTTCATTTCAGCTTCAATCTCTTGGTTTTTAGATTGTAAGTTTAGTAATGATGATGTTTGTAATGCAAAGTCGTTTTGTAAACTCTCAATAGCAGCTTTTTGTTCTGCGTCCCGGAGTTCAAAAGCATCATTCAATGCAGATAATCTTGAGTTTTGCCAGTACAAGACTGAACAAATAAAAACTAAAACTCCGATTACACCTAATAAAATCTTACTCATATATTTCCCTTTTAGTGATTTTAATACATTTTTGTAACAATTTGCATCTTTTGTATTAATCTTCCAATAACGTGTAGATTTGCAGCTCTCTTGCTACACCTTTTACTTTGATTGGTGGTAGCTCTTTGCATATGTGATCCGACTTCAAAGCTGTGGATCTGCCAATGATTAGATCTACGCCAACTTCTTTACAGCTGGATTCTAGCCTTGCAGCTTCATTAACCGGACTGCCAATACAAGTATAATCAAAACGTGTGTCGGATCCCATATTTCCAACGATTGCTTCTCCGGAGTTTATTCCTATACCTATTGATACCGGAGGTAAATCTAAATCAATCAACTCCAGGTTCAGTTTATCCATGTTCTTTCTCATTTGTATTGCACAATCTATTGCTGCGTTCTCGTGTCTTTTAAGTTCTAAAGGAGCTGAAAACACTGCCATCAAGGCATCGCCGATAAATTTATCTACCATGCCCCCAAATTTTTTGACAGCTTCTACTTGGGCCGTTAAAGCTCGATTCATAATATAGGTTACATCTTCTGCGGACATAGATTCTGACATGGATGTAAAACCTCGGACGTCAGTGAAAAGCACTGTAATATACCGCCTGGATCCTCCGAGCTTGAGTAAATCCGGATTGTCCTGGAGCTCTTTTACTTGGCGTGGATCTAAATAATGTTCAAATTGCTTTTTGATCTGCTGTCTTAATATGTATTCTTCTCGGTATTTCAAATAATACGACGTGCTGCCTATGATAAATTGGCTAATCAATGACCAAGTAACATCCAACAATAAACCATCTTGTATGGTGTAATAGCCAAACGTGGCCACAGAGCCGGCCGATATGCCAAAGTATATCAATCCTACAGTCATGCTTAATTTTTGCGTCAGAAACCACGAGAGAAGCGCTAAAAGCATGAATATTGCTAACTCAGCTCCCAGGTGCCACTCAGGGATCCTGGGCGAGTCCTGGATTAATATTGACTCTGCTACAGCTGCTTGCAGAAAGTGTGGGTACATCAAACCTTTGCTAGTAGGCACTTGAGGCATAATCCCGCCACCGGAAGTTCCTATTATGGTTATTTTGTCTTTGGCCCCGGATAAATCGTCTAAGGTAATAACTGGTGTATTAACATAAGAGATCCATTTTCTGTGTGCTGAATCTACAGATATAGGTGGCAGTGATGGCACTCGTATCTCACCATCACTCATATTTATAATATAAGTGTCTTCTCCTGTAAGTTGTTTAAGGATCTCTATAGGAAAGCTAGGCGCAAAACCTGTTTCTGTACGCAACAACAAAGGATATTGTCTTACTAGGCCATCAACATCTGTAGGAGCGGATGCCACCCCCTGAGAGGCATTTGCTTTGAGTATATCGATGTTTTCTACAACACCCCTGGCCTCATATCCTCCTCCTGTATCTTCTCCTAGAATTACTGTACCGACTGTTGGAGGGTAGTTACCTGTATCAGATTCAAACATAGCTAGGACAGAAGGCCCATAACTCAAGGCTTCTGCAAAGGCTTCGTCTCCCCCTAATCTATCCGGTTGTGGGAAGGTGAGGGCCCAGGCTTGTGAATAACTACCCGCATTGAGTAGATCTACCTGAATCTCTGCCAATCTTCTCCTGGGTAATGGCCAGCCACCTTCTTTTTCTATATCAGCTTCGGTTATGTCCAGGATAACAAAATTACCTGTAGGCTCTTGTTCTTTTACAAAAGCATCAAACGTCTTGAGCTTTAGGATCTCTAAAGGTGTGAGCTGCATCAATAAAGGTAAAGCTAAACCAATGAGTAAAGCTGGGAATATGTATTTTTTATTCAATTTCCTTGCCTAATAGTTATAACATTGGAGGATCCGCCATTTACTTTGATAACGTGTTCTACCCCATTTTGAAACAATATAAGAGTGTATGCGCTAGATCCATCTAAGTCTAGGCGATAGGTGTCTCCTACAGATCTACGAATACTGACCTGTTGGCCCGTAATTATGGTTGTGATCTGTGTGTCTTTGTCCTGGCCTATGTTTGTCCCGGCTATAGTAATACCGGTTGCTATTTGATTGAGTTGATCTTCCTCTTCGTCTATAGCAAGCGCGTCAATCACATTCAAAAGATCTTCTAAGAAGTTTACATCTAAATAATTAATATCCAACTCGGTAAACTCTAAATCCGCCTCGTTATCCAAGAAGTCCTCAGCTAAGAAATCTATATCAAGATCTGAAAATTCTAAATAATCTGCTGTGCCCTGTTGTTGTGTTTCTTCTACAATATTCTCGCGTTCTTGCGGAGGATTTACAATAAGCATGTTGTCTATAAATTCTAGTGATATGTCTAATGTGACAGGTTTGGATGGAGCCTGGTTGTAAGTCATGGCTGTGGTTGCTTGATATGCTTGGTTTAGTATGACTTGGCCCATAGCCGTCTCTACCACTATCTCTCCTACTTTGCCATCAGCACCAGGCAAAAGAATAACCAACGAAGATCCCGTTTCCGGAGTGGTAGTGATTGTAAAGTCTGTTCCACGCACATAAACGTCAGCACTTGGCGTCTGTATGCGTATTTTCTTTTTGTTGTTAAATTTACCTGTAACGAAACGAGCTGTGCCAGATGCGAAACGTAAAGCCATTTCGCTCTTGGCTGGGTTTGGATCGTAAATGTAGCTGTTGATAACTAATTTGCTATGGTCCATCACACGGACAACTGTTTCATCCTCAAAGGTTATGGCCACAGCTCCAGATTGAGTTTTAACATTATCTAACTGTTGTATAGGAAAAGCTAACTCCGCCCCGTAAGGCTGATCCCTAACTACCTGAGCGTTACCTCTAAGCTCGCTTATGGAGCCAATATCAACAACCGGTGCTTGTGCCCTGATCGTTTTGGACCACACAAACAGTTGAAGTAGAAGTACCAGAACTAAGAATCTTGAGCCAGTCATTGTCTAAAGTTGATGATTGTGTAATGTTAAAGGTACGATTGGATCCATCGTGATCAAGATAAAAATAACCGCCAGCGTAACCTGATCCTGAGTAAGTAAGCGCATTATCGTTACCATCAATATTGACGTAGTTAGTTGCCGAATCTACGTTTATAGTTGACGTTATGGTATTGCTAGAACCATCGATAATCCAATCTAAATCTAACGTGCTTGCCAAAGCTGTTGTAGCCTGGTTTAAAGTGAATGTGTTGCTAGAACCGGTGACGTCCACATTGACATTACTTGAATCTGCTCCGTAGGTATTCGTTGGATCTACTGACGTGGTAAAAGAGTTCGAGTTGCCGTCAAATTCATAGAAACCCGTGTAAGAATCACCAATGATCTTTCCTAACCATTTATTGGAGTCGCCAATCTGATTTATGTCCAAAGTAGCGGCGGTCCCTGAGAACACAAACGCTGATACATCCCCAGCGGTACTGCCAGCACCACCGATTATATTGCCTGATCCAAGCTGCTCTAAATCTATGTTTGATTCAGATGCGCCAGATGTTTGATCTATAAATATTTCATTATCAGCTGCAAAAAGCGGTGTTGATAAGAACATTAGTAGTAATAGTTTTTTCATTCTTTGTACCTCCAATACCCTAATGAAATGCCTTGGTCTATAATATCTTTTACAGCTGTCTCCAGACACATCTGGAGAGCCACAGACATAGGCTCATTTTTTACTGCACCACCTTCTAATTCCACTAACTCCGTATTGTCGCTAATGAATCTAAAGACATCGTTGTTAAGCGATGCCGATAAAACTTTTTTTGTCGTCATAGTCTCTATGAGTACACGTCCTGTACTAACAGACACTAAGCGCAAACTTACTGTAATAATATCTTCACGATAACTTTTATCGGTTCCGATACCAAGAAATCTTGCTCCCGCCCCCCCAGAGCTATTATTAGCTGAGTACGATAACACGCCCCCAGAAATCACTTGGTCTGCGAAAACGAGAGGCATGAGCTTTTGATCTTCGTCAAACGTATCGCGAGTAGAGCGTATAAGCTGCCTTTCTTTGGATACCGCTTCTAAGGCAACGCGTTCTACAGTTTCAAAGAAGCCAGAGTGTTTCAAAACGCGTATTAAATAAGCATGTGGCGCTTGAGTTATAGCTGTACTAAAAGTTGCATAGGTAGAGTTACTACGTCGTTGTCCTGTTTCATCTTTGAAAGCATTGGGATAAACCGCTATAACTGGCTTTCTTACGGGTTCTGGTATGTCTGCTAAATCAGTATATAAAACCACCAACTCTGGTTGTTCATACTTTTTTATCGGGGCAATGTTGTTTTCTATGGGATCAATCATTAGAGTACAACCGCTAAAAAGTAAAGCCGTTGAGAGGCACAATAACCTCCGTAACATTTCCCTCGGCATCTGTGATTGTAACTCTGACTGTTTCATCCGTTATTTCGTATTCTATAGTATTACCATCTAGCTCCATGGAGCCAAACTTGTTAGGGGTATCGCCAAACAAAGAAGACTCTATTT